CAAGCTCTGCATTAGGGTCTGCTTCTTCCATGTAGTCAAAGAGCGCGCCAAGCCCCTCATAAGAGAATTGGTTAACGCGGCCCATGCTATGAAAAGCGGCCCGAAAGTCTGAAAGATTGATTGTCTGAATCATAATTTACTCCACTGTTATCGGGACAATTCCCGCCTATGCGCCCGCCCGCGTAGGCGCATAGACTGGCATTGTCAGCGCAAATTGATGTAGCCTTGCATCCCGACAGCGCGGGCGAACAAAACCGCATCGTGGCGGCTGTTCAAGTGCTGGATCAAATACTTGGCCTGTTGGACCGCCAAGTCCGAATCGGCGCGGGCGCGCTGATAGACCGAATTGTCGCAGCCGGTCCCGATCAGGCGAGCGTGCGCGCCTATGACAGCGCGCAGTGGGCGCGCAATACGAATAATGGATTTGATGTGCATGTTGTTTTCCCTTATTTTGTAAGAACGTCGAAATAAGCCAGTAGCAGCGCGACGCTGGCGCTGATCAGCAGCACCGCGCCGATGATGTCAAACATGGCGCGGCGGGCTTGGCGTGCGCTGCGGGTTGTGAAGATATTGCGGTTCATGGTTTGGCTTTCATCAAGTAGTTAGCGCGGGCGATGGCGATGCTCAGGCCGTCAGGCGTGCGCGCGTAGGTGCTGTCGGGGATGCTATGCGTTATGCCGGACGCCATCACGCTATAGCCGGTTTTATGGTCCAGCACCCAGTAGCGGCCGGCTTCGTGTTTGATCTGTGATTCGGTCATTTGTTGCCCTCCTGTTGTTGAAGTCTTCATTGTAAACAAATTCTTTGCACTGTCAAGCATTTATTTACTAAGTGTTTACACCTAGAATTTTTGCCCGTGTGTTGACTTCGGCGAGCGGCTTGCCGTTGACGTTGACATACACCACACCTTTAGGCGTGCGCTGCTCTAACGCTACATGCGCGGGCAACTCATGCCGGCAAATTTGCTTGATGGATAGCGCCTGATTTCGGCTAATCAGGCCGCGCACCTGGTAAATCGCCAGCGCTGATTCCAAGTAATCGGCTGTTTGGCAGTGGATAGCGGGCATGAGTGTCTGTTTGGTAGGCATTACGTTTTTCCGTATAAGTTGAGGGAATCGTAATTCTACCACTGTCTGTATTTGTGCGTCAAGGTGTTTTTTATGTGGACAATGTGGGCAGTGTGTGGATAGCGAAAAAGGCGGGGGGTTGTCCATGCGCTGCCATAGGGGAAACGAGGCTGTGTGGACAATGTGGACAATGTATATCTAAAGATAATAAAATATCACATATACTGTATAGATATACAGTGGTGTATTTATACGCTATTGTCCGGCGCTAATTTGAAACTATGGTCCAAAGTGCCCACATTGTCCACACTTTGCCCACGTCAAAACGCCAGCGATTACGCATGTGGACATTGTGGACAACTGTCCAACACATTGTCCACATTGTCCACACTCTGCTATCTAATCGATAGCATGTCTGCTATCTAATCGATAGCACATTGACCAACTGACCAGGTTGCAAGCCGCCGATGTTTGTGGACATGTCCACATTGTCCACACGTCAGACTGGCGCGTAAGTGAGTGCTCACTACCGCTTGGCATGTTAGTGAGTGCTTGCTGACTTAGGGGTGGGGGTAGGGAGGGCCGAGCGCTAGCCGCTGCGGTGGCGTAGGGGCCACGAACAAAATTTTTTTTAATGTAAACTCAAAGCACACGCAAACCGTGGCTGGAGAACCCATGTTTCACTCACTGCCCTACGCGCCCCGCGAAGTCAAAGCGACTGAGGCGCGCCTCAACGCCATCTACGAAGCCGCCAAGCTGGGCCTTAAAGGCGACACCCTTGCATTGGCTGCTGGCATGTTGCCCCAAGAATACCGGCAACTGTGCCAGCTTGACCCCATCGCAGAGATGGCGGCGATGAAGGGCAAAGCCGATGGCGAAGTCACGGCGTCGCAGCAACTGCACCAAGCCGCAGCCGAAGGCGACGCCAAAGCCAGTCTGGCTATCTTGCAACACGTCCACGGTTGGGTCGCCAAGCAGGCGATCACCATCGACGTAGACCAACGCATCTCAATCACCGGCGCACTGGCCGAGGCCGAGCGCCGCGTCATCGACGTGATCGCACATGACGTATCCGACATGAACATCAACCAAGCCACCAATGCAAACTACCAAATACAGCGCTGAAGACGAACAAGAGTTGATGGCGCGGCTGTGGTCGCCCCAGATCAAGGACAACCCGCTGGCGTTTGTGATGCTGCTGTTCCCGTGGGGCGTCAAGGGTACGCCACTGGAACACTTCAGTGGGCCGCGCAAGTGGCAGCGCGAGGTGCTACAAGACATCGCCGCGCACATCAAGCAAAACGGCGGCAAGATCGACTTCGACACCTTGCGCGAAGCGGTCGCGTCAGGCCGTGGTATCGGTAAGTCGGCCCTCGTCAGTTGGCTAGTGATCTGGATGTTGACCACGCGGATCGGCTCCACCACCATCGTGTCGGCCAACAGCGAATCGCAGTTGCGTAAAGTGACATGGGCCGAGATCACCAAGTGGCTGGCGATGGGGCTGAACAGCCACTGGTTTGAAGTGAGCGCCACCAGCTTGCAGCCAGCCAAGTGGCTGACCGAGTTGGTCGAGCGCGACCTGCGTAAGGGCACCAGGTACTGGGGCGTTGAGGGCCGGCTGTGGTCGGCTGAGAATCCAGACGCATTTGCCGGCGTACACAACATGGACGGCGTGCTGGTCATCTTTGACGAGGCCAGCGGTATCGACGACGCCATCTGGGCGGTGACGGCGGGTTTCTTTACGGAGAACACGCCCAACAGGTTTTGGTTTGCGTTTTCCAACCCGCGTCGCAACACGGGGTACTTCTACGAGACGTTTCACTCCAAGCGCGATTTCTGGAGCACCAAGGTGGTGGACGCCCGCACGGTCGAAGGGACGGACAAGCAGGTCTACCAGCAGATCATCGACGAGTACGGGCCGGACTCAAGCCAAGCGCACGTTGAGGTGTACGGCCAGTTTCCAAGCGCGGGCGATGACCAGTTCATCGGGGCCAACACGGTCGATGAAGCCATGAAGCGGGTCAAGTATCAGGACTTGAGCGCGCCTATTGTGATCGGGGTAGACCCAGCGCGGTTCGGGGCTGACGCTACGGTGATTGCAATCAGGCAAGGGCGGGATATTGTCAAGATCATCCGGCACCGGGGCGACGACACCATGACGGTGGTCGGGTATGTGATTGAAGCAATTGAGGAGTTCAAGCCCACGCTGGTAGTGATCGACGAGGGCGGGCTGGGGGCGGGCATCGTGGACCGGCTCAAGGAGCAGCGCTACAAGATCAAGGGCGTAAACTTTGGCAACAAGTCGAAAAACCCGATTATGTACGGCAATATGAGGGCGCAAATGTGGGGCGATATGCGGGAATGGCTGAAAACGGCCAGTATTCCGAACGACAGGTTCTTGAAAACCGACCTTATTTCGCCTATGATGAAGCCAGATTCACGGGGAACCATCTTTTTGGAGTCCAAAAAAGACATGAAAGCGCGTGGTTTAGCTTCGCCAGACGCTGCTGACGCTATTGCAGTGACGTTTGCCTTTCCCGTGGCGCATCGGGGCGAGTACAATGCGCGCACAACCACCCGCCGGACGTATGCAGACACTTCGGCGACTACTTCATGGATGGGAAGCTAAAAATGCCACTCGTTAAATCAAAAACGCCGGAAGCATTCCGCAAAAACGTCAAGGCTGAAGTGGCCGCCGGCAAACCCGTCAAGCAGGCGGTCGCAATTGCTTACGCAGTCAAGCGCGAAGCGAAGAAAAAATGACCCTGAAAGCGCTTCAAAATTGCGTGCTAATTGAGCCTGACGTTGAGAAGCAGGGGCTGATTGAGCTTTTGTCTTCGGAAAAACAGGAAACAGGTATAGTTGTCGCTGCCGGCCCTAACTGCGAAGACCTTAAAGTTGGCGACCGCGTGTATTTTGGTGTGGCGCAAGAGTTTACGCACGACAAAAAATATGTTGTCATGCGCGAAACGCATGTTCTAGGAGTTTTTAATGGCTGACCCAACAGGCATTGTTGCCGCCGCAGCCGTAGCTGTTGGCGGTTCGGCCAAAGACAAAACCAACGCCAGCGTGCTGGCTACCGCCCGCGCCCGTCTGGACATGGCAATGTCGGCTCTGTCCGAGTCGCGTGAAGATGAAGTCGATGACCTGAAGTTCTACGCCGGTTCACCCGACAACCATTGGCAGTGGCCTGCTGACGTGCTGGCGACTCGCGGTGCGGTGCAGGGTCAGACGATCAACGCCCGCCCGTGCCTGACGATCAACAAGCTGCCGCAGCATGTGCGCCAAGTTACCAACGACCAGCGGCAGAACCGGCCAGGTGCCAAAGTCATCCCCGTGGACGACAAGGCCGATGTGCAAGTGGCCGAAATCTTCAACGGCATGATTCGGCACATTGAGTACATCTCTGATGCGGATGTGGCCTACGACACGGCCTGCGAAAACCAAGTGGCTTACGGCGAAGGCTACTTGCGCCTGCTGACCGAGTATTGCGACGACAACACGTTTGATCAAGACATCAAGATCGGGCGCATCCGCAATTCGTTTTCGGTCTACATGGACCCGATGATCCAAGACCCGACTGGTGCGGATGCCAAGTATTGTTTTATCACCGAAGATTTGACCCGCGCAGAGTACGAGCGCCAGTACCCAGACGCGGCCCCCATCACAACATTGCAGTCGCTGGGCGTGGGCGACCAGTCGATCAGCAACTGGCTGAACGAAGACACGATCCGCATCGCCGATTATTACTACGTTGATTTTGACCGCGCCACGCTGAACTTGTACCCTGGCAACATCACCGCCTTTGAAGGCACACCCGAAGACAAGCAGCTAAAAGCCATTTACGGCAAGCCTAAACGCAGCCGCGAAGCCGACCGCCGCAAGGTCAAGTATTGCAAGATTAACGGTTACGAAATCCTTGAAGAACGCGAGTGGGCTGGCAAATGGATTCCAGTGATTCGCATCGTCGGCAACGAATTTGAAGTTGACGGTCGCCTGTATGTGTCTGGTCTTGTGCGTAACGCCAAGGATGCCCAGCGCATGTACAACTACTGGGTTTCGCAAGAAGCCGAGATGCTGGCTTTGGCCCCCAAAGCGCCGTTTATCGGCTACGGCGGCCAGTTTGAAGGCTACGAAGACAAGTGGAAGACCGCTAACACGACCAACTGGCCGTATTTGGAGGTCAATCCAGACGTTACAGACGGCCAAGGCTCTGCCCTGCCACTACCCCAACGGGCACAGCCACCGATGGCTTCCAGCGGCCTCCTGCAAGCCAAAGCGGGCGCGTCTGAGGACATCAAGTCCACGACCGGCCAGTACAACGCTAGTTTGGGCCAAGGCGGCAACGAACGAAGCGGCAAAGCCATTCTTGCGCGTCAGCGCGAAGGTGATGTGGGCACATACCACTACGGTGACAACCTATCCCGTGGCGTTCGGCATGTCGCCCGCCAGTTGGTCGATCTGATCCCCAAGATTTACGACACTCAGCGCATTGCACGCATCATCGGCGAGGATGGCGAGACTGAGATGGTCAAGATCAACCCTGACCAAGATCAGCCGGTCAACAAGATCGTTGACGAGCAGGGTATTGTGATTGAAAAAATCTACAACCCAGGCGTCGGCAAGTACGATGTGGTGGCTACGACTGGCCCAGGCTACGCGACCAAGCGTCAAGAGGCGCTGGAGGCTATGGCCCAACTGCTGCAAGGCAACCCACAACTGTGGCAAGTGGCCGGCGATCTGTTTGTCAAGAACATGGACTGGCCTGGCGCGCAAGAGATGGCTAAACGGTTCAAGAAAACCATCGATCCGCAGTTGCTTAGTGACAGCGACGAGAATCCAGAACTGCAAGCTGCCAACCAGCAAATCGAAGCTATGGGTCAAGAGATGGAGCAAATGCACCAGATGATCCAGAACGTCGGCAAGTCCATCGAAGCGCAGGACATGAAGCGCAAGGACTACGAAGCTGAAATCAAGGCATACCAAGCTGAAACGCAGCGTATTGCTGCTGTGCAGGCCGGCATGACCGAGCAGCAGATTCAAGACATTGCTATGGGCGTGGTTGCGGCTGCACTAGAGCAGGGCGGCATTCCTGAGATGCGTGAGCAGCCGGAAGAAATGATGCAGCCCCCGATGGAAGGAATGGCACAATGAAACCCGCTGATTTTGTAGGCACGCTGTTTTTGGCCCGTGATGTGGCCCATTCGGTGCATTTAAACACGCGCAGTTACTCTAAGCACAAAGCCTTGCGGCATTTTTACGAAGACATTGTAGGGTTGGCCGACAAGTTTTCTGAAGCCTACCAAGGCCGTCATGGTTTAATCGGGCCTATTAGTCTGATGGGCGCTAAGAAAACCAGCAACATTATTGATTTTTTGGCTGACTCAATGGCTGAAATTGAAAAATGTCGGTACGAAATGTGCGACAAGACCGACACACCGATTCAGAATATCATTGACGAAATCATTGGTTTGTATCTCAGCACGCTTTATAAATTGAGGTTTTTAGCATGAGCACTAAATTTGTTTCCCAAACGCAATACGGCAAAAACGAACAATTTGACCTGCAAGTAGGCAGGGAACAAATTCAAGGCCACCAGTCCGTTTTTCTGTTTGGCTACAGCGCCTCCATCACCAACGCCGCGTTTATCCCCGCGTGGGAAAACACAGCCGCGTACACATACCCAGCCTCTGCTGTGGCGATGAGTATTGTCAGCACTTCGGCGTCGGACACTGCGGTTGAGATCATCATCTATGGCCTTGACATCAACTACAACCCGATTAACGAAACCGTCACCCTGACCGGCACAACGCCAGTCGTGACAAACACTTTGTTTTTCCGCGTGAACCAGTTGGACGTGCTGCCTGATAGCGTCAACCCCGTCGGCGTTATCACCGCCAAAAACGGCGGCGTGACTTACGGCCAGATCGCCGTTGACACGGGTCAAAGCAACATGTCGGTGTATACGGTCCCTGCGGGCCACACTTTTTATGGCAACCACGTCGCCGCATGGTCTTCAACGTCCGTCACATCCGGCGTGTATGCCACCTTTAGGGCGCAGATTCTGTCCCCAGCGGGCACAAAATACGTTGTGTCTCAGGCTCCGTTTTTGAACACCTTTGAGTTTGCCGCCAACTTTCCGCTAACTTTTGCGGAAAAAAGCGATGTGCAGTTGCAGTTCAAGTCTAGCGGCGCTGGCCTAGCAATCGGCACAATTCTTGAAGGCGTCCTCATTAAAAACTTTACGGATTAATCATGGCCCAATTTAAGCAAGGCAACGCCGACAGCCAAATCAAAGTTGGTGCGGGCAAATTGTTTGGCGTGTTTGTGTCCAGCACAACCAGCGGCACGTTTGCGCTGTACGACACGGCCGAAGCTAGCACCAGCGACCCTAAAATTGCGAACACCGTCACTGTTGCTGCCGGTACTCAATACATTAGCTTTCCTGCTGGCCTTTGGTTTAGCAAGGGGCTGTACATCGACATTGCAAACACCATAGAATACACTGTTGCTTACGAGTAACATTGCATAAACCGTATCGGCGAGGTTCACCGAGGAATCCAAGGATTCATAAATGCTAGAAGAAGTACCAGCGGAGTCACTACCCGTGCCAGAACAGGAAGCAACGGCTGCACCTGAAGCTGAAGTTCAAACGCCGGAAACGCCAGAAGCAGTAACCAAGACATTCTCGCAAGAGGAACTTGATGCAGCTATTGGCAAACGCCTCGCAAGAGAGCAACGTAAGTGGGAACGAGACCAAGCGCAGCGCCAGTCTGAACAACAGACGCTGAGAGCCGCCCCGACAGCTACCGCTGACCAGTTTGAGACTACTGAAGCCTATGCAGACGCATTGGCTTACCAGAAGGCCGAAGAACTGATCGCCAAGCGTGAAGCCGCCAAGCAGCAATCGCAAATTCTCGAAAGCTATCAAGATTTGGAAGAAGAAGCGCGGGCTAAATATGATGACTTTGAACAAGTCGCATACAACCCCAAGCTGCCGATTACAAATGTGATGGCCGAAACGATCCAGTCCTCGGACATTGGCCCTGAGTTAGCTTACTATCTCGGCTCCAACCCCAAAGACGCGGAACGCATCTCACGCATGACGCCACTCGGTCAGGCAAAAGAGATTGGAAAAATTGAGGCCAAATTGGCCGCAGAACCTCCGGTCAAACGAACAACGTCAGCGCCAGCGCCGATTTCACCTGTAACTGCTCGGAACTCCGGTTCGCCAGCACTTGACACTACTGACCCTCGGTCTACCAAGACCATGACGGCCAGCCAGTGGATTGAAGCTGATAGGGCACGTCAGATGAAGAAGTGGGAAGCGCAACGTATCCGCTAACTTTTTTTAGGAAATTTAAATGTCAAACTCGATCCTTACAATCGACATGATCACGCGCAAAGCGCTTGAGATTCTCGAAAACAACTTGGTCCTTACCCGCAACGTCAATCGCCAGTACGACGACAGCTTTGCTGTTGAAGGCGCTAAGATTGGCTCCACCCTGCGTATCCGTCTGCCGGACCGCGCTCTGGTCACTGACGGTGCCGCCCTGCAAGTTCAGGACGACAACGAGCAGTTCACCACCCTGACTGTTGCCCAGCAAAAGCACATCGGCGTCAACTTCACATCCGCTGAACTGACCATGCAGTTGGACGACTTCGCAGAACGTGTGCTCAAGCCGCGTATCAGCCAGTTGGCCTCCAGCATTGATGCTGACGTCGCCAATGCGTACAAAACCATCGGTAACACCGTTGGCACGCCTGGCACCACTCCTTCGACTTCGCTGGTGCTGCTCCAAGCCCAACAGAAGCTGAACGAGAACGCTGCTGTGATGAACCCACGCTACGCCACCGTGAACCCAGCGGCCAACGCTGGTCTGGTTGAAGGTATGAAAGGTCTGTTCAATCCGACCGACACTATCTCCAAGCAGTTCAAGAACGGCATGATGGGCACCGGCGTGCTGGGCTTTGATGAGATCAACATGTCTCAGTCGATCAAGCAG